CCTTGCGCACCTCGTCTGCCGTGATGATGTTTGCCTGCTTAAGGCCCGTGAACACGGCGATCTTGACGGTCGGGTCGCTGATCTCTTCGTCGACATACGCAAACTCGAGATCGTCTGCCGCAAAGGCCTTCTCGAGCACCTCGTCAGCGAAGTCTTTCCACCACAGCTTGAGAGGCTCAAGACCTTCGGCCAGGGACTGTTCTTGTGCGGTCTGCGCCGTCGCGCGGTTCATCTGCGCGACGAGCGCCTGGGGCGAGACCGAGAAGCAGTAGCACACGAGCCGCGCCAGCCACTCGTCGTAGGTGTCTTTGAGCTGCCCGGCCTTGGGCTCGTACGGCTTCATCTCGCCAGGGACGAAACGCAGGCGTCGCCGCTCTTCGGTGTTGCCGCTCATCAGCGTATCCCAGTACGCCTGGAACTCGCCGATCTGCTTCGTGCTCCAGCTCGGCGGCACACTGGCCAGCATGTCAGGGATGGAGCCCGCCGTGTAGTATTCGAGCTGCGAGACCTGGCGCCGGAGCGCGATGTTGATGGTCACGAGCAGTTGTTCTACTGGCGAGTAGCCGTACACGTGCGCCGGCCGCAGGTTGCGCGGCATGCACACGACGTCGTTGGTGCTGTAGACGGCCGCCGGCACGCCCTTGACAACCTGCTGATAGGCCGGCTCTGGAGGCAGTGGCGTATCGCCTTCGGGTGTGATGAGCTTCTTGAGCAACGCGCCGTCCATAACCTTCGGGACGCGCTGCTTGCCTGCGCCGGGCGAGAGGAACACGGTGGGCTCGTCGATAACGAGCAGGTCTTCCATCAGCATCCGCTGCCAGACCATGAACGTGTGCGAGCCATCGGGCCGGCGGAATAGCTTCTCAATTCCGCGCGCCTTGTCGCCGCCATCGGTGCCGTCGCGGTCCTTGATTGTCCACTTTTGCCCCGCCATCTGGTCCTTGCGGGTCTCGATAGCCAGACGCACGAGGTCAAAGCCGCCCTGGCCCGGATCGGCGAGCGCGCGCAGCATGGCGAAGCTAACGCCAGCGTTGCCCGGCTCGGACCGCGGGATGATGGGCAGGTTGTAGCCGGTCGAGTAGTCCCAGAGTCGCCCCTCGGCCTGCTCTTGATTGGTCGGGCCAACGGGCTGTTGCGGGGCAAACCAGGCGTCTGCCGCACCACGTATCGCGCCACCAAGCGCCGCCGTCGCACGCGCAACAAGGGATTGCGGGACAGGGGTTACCGTAGCGCCCTTGGGTGGCATCCGGGGCAGACTAGGCTTTGTCGGTGACCCCGGTAGGTTTGTCTTGCTCTTCCCGAGCCTTGCGCTTGGCCTCGGCCTGCTGTCGGTAGAGTTGTAGGAGGGCCTCGCCGTCAGCCTGCCCAGACAGTTCCGTCAAACCCCACACCAGCGCGTCAACGCGGTCTGGTGATTTCTCATTGCCCTCGGGGAGAAACGTGCACATCTGGTCTTCGAGCTCGGGCAGGCACCCGACATGATGCACCTTGCCTTGCTCGTACAGCGCCGCGATGGGCTCGGCCCTGACGCGTTTGCCGCGCGAGGCATGCACGGCCGTATACGGCGCCTCGGCGCGCACGGTGCGAATCGTGAGCTCAACCATCTCGCCGCCGTTGTTTACCTCCGCAACAATCCGATCGGCCTTGAACTCGTCAAAGGCGGTGACGGCGCGCGTTGCCCACCCGTGCGGCGACATGCGGCAGGTTCGATCGGCCAGCACGTAGTATTCGCCATCCACGCCCTTGCCGACCACCGCAATCCCGGTCTCGTCGCTGTCCTCGCCGCTTGTTGCGGCCGGGTCGATGGCCACCACAACGCGGGCCATCTCGGGAGCCGTCTTGATTCTCAGCTTGTCGATCTGGTCGCGCACCCACAGGGCGCCCGGCACGTCGTCAAGCACCTCGCCGCCAAGCTCTTGGCGGCCGAGCCGCGTCCCCTCGTAGCGGGCGCGAAACTTCGCCACCTGTGACGCGGCCAGGTTGGCGGCATTCTCGAACGTCGATCCGCGCGTGACGCTAGTCATCGGGTCGCCGATGAGCGTCCCCACCAGCTTGATCGGCCGAGGCGTCGTGGTCACCACAACCCGAGGATTCTCGCCCAGGCGCAGCCCGAACTGTAGCATGTCCCACGTGTCGTCTGGGTACTTCCACGAGGCAAGCTCATCCGCCCATGCGGCGTGATGTTGCGGGCCGCGCAAGGCGTCTGGCTCCTCGGCCGAGAAGGTTGTTGCCTGTGCTCCGTTTGGCCAGGTGATGCGACGCTTGCTTGGCTCGTACTCTGGTCGAAAGGTCGGCGACGAGCAGGCCATAATGCCAGACTCGCCCTCGACCATGGTGTCACGGACATCGGCGGCCGTGCGTGCTACGAGGGCCAGCCGCCACCCGGGGTGCTGTTTCGCGGTGTCGATAACCCACTCAACGCCGGTGCGAGTCTTGCCCCAGCCGCGACCAGACATGATGAGCCACGTCAGCCACGCGCCGGACGGCGGCAACTGCTCTGGTCTGGCCCGAAACCGCCACGAGCGCAGGAGCGCCGCGGTTACTTCAGGCCCCGCGGCCTTTGCTGCCGCCAGAATTGCCGCCAGACGGGCCTTGCGCTCCGACGGCTCCAAGCTGGCGAGCGAGCAGGTCAGCGAGTGTAGCGATGGGATCTGGTCCACCTTCACCATCCGCCCCTGGCTTGTCCTTGAACAGCCCGAGATGACGCGCCAGGGAGTCCAAGGCGCCCTTTTTGTCATGCAGCTTGAAGCGCACCGAGTCGCCGTCTTTCGTTCGCGTCTCGCCCAGCTCAGCAACACAGCGCGCGTCGTCTGGGTCGAGCTCTTCGGAGTCTTTCAGCGTCACCCCATCCGGCCCCCACTCGGCAAACTTGGCCATGTCCGAAAACGCCAGGCGCGCGAGCTCGGCCACAACCCTCTCGGCCGTCACCTCGAGCTTGTTGGCAACCCTTTGCTGCTTTTCCCTGAGAGCCGCCGCAACTTGTGTTTTCCGCAGCAATTCCAAGCCTATCGTTTCGGCGCTCTTGGCGCTGTAACCGGCCCGGATTGCCGCCTGCGTGGCGTTCGCATCCACGAGGTACTCCGCCACGAAGCGGGATTGCTTGTCCGTAAGGTCACCTCTTGCCATGCCTACAGTCTCACCCCTTCCGGCGACGGTCGCCGTCCTCGCGTCCGAATCTCGCCAGCGCCCTGGCCCGTCCTCCGGCCCTGGCAATCTCGCGCCGCTCCTGCTCCGACAGGGCGCGGGCACGTGCTCGCCCGCCATCGGCGGCTATCTGGCGCATGTGGTCGGGGCGCTGCTTGCCATTGGCAAGCACAGCTTCACGACCCCATCGCTTCATGATGCCATGGATCGTGTTGTTCAGCTCCCGCTCTGCGTCGTCGTCCTTGCTCTCGTCGTCGTCCATCTCGGCATGCAGGCAAAACCGCTCCACAAGCCACGCACGCTTCGAGAGCTTCTCTGGCGCCGGGGCGTTCATGTCTAGCCCGCGCGACTTGCGCTGCCGATGCATCGCGCAGACGTGGTGTTGCGTCCCGTCTGTCGGCCTCCCGCACCGTTCCCCGTCCGTGCCGCGGTGGTCGCAGTAGCAGAAGTCCTCGACGGCCATCACGGTATGATCACCTGCTTCGGTGCCTCTTCTGCCGCCGGCAGGGTCTTTGGCGGCAAACCGTGCATCATGATGCCCTGAACGAGCAGGTAAAGCGCCTCGTGGGCCCTGACGAGGCCGTTGTGCATCGTTGCCATTTCCACGAGCTTCTTCTCGAGCTCGCGCAGCCGTTGGTTAGCTGAAATCTTCACTTGTCACCTCTCGGCGCGAGCCAGTACGGCGCCTGCGTTAGCCACGTGTTGATCTGCGCGTCCGTGAAGCCCTGGGCGCGGTACGCCTCGGTCTCGGCGCTGCGTCGTAACGGATTCCACCACATGGGCAGCGCGGCGAGGTACAACACCCACCACGCCAGCAGCCCGACCCCGAGCCCGAACAGCGCCCAGCGGCGTTGCTGGCCGAGGTGCACCCGCTCATGCAGGAGCAGGTTGCCGAGCCACGTCGGCGACACGACCTCGCGAGAAACAAAGATTACCGGATATGCCGTGAACGCGAGCGCCCCGGGAGGCATGAGCCATTTCGGCAGTCTGACAATCACCTCATTTCCCCTTCCTGGCCCGTTTTGGGGGCCGACCCGCCACCCGACTACCCCTTGACGCTTTGCGAAGCTCCTAGGGTCGCATTTGCCACCGTCTCGGCCCCTTTTGCGGCTATCGGACGATACAGGTATAGGGCGCACTTGACGCCACAGCAACCCTCGACTTGCTCGCGCCATGTTCCGGCCCCGGATTCGGGGTCGTAAACGCACTCCTTGCAAAACTGGTTTATATTGGACTCATTGCCTTGTCTCCTGTTTGGTTGTCGCACTCCTCCACGCGAGCGGTCGCGCCAGTAACTCGGCTCGGCGCTGCAAGTAGGTCACGGGTGGCGCGTGCGCCCGTCGGTGCTCGTCGGAGATCAGGGACTCGACGAGCCACTTGACGGTCTGTCGGCGCTCCTTGGCGAGCTCGCGAGCCTGGGCGTGCGCGTCCTCGGACACGTGCACGACGATGCACTTGCAATCGGGCGTCATGGCGCGGACCTGCGGGCGTCTGCCTCGAACTCCTGCGCCATCTTCGCGACAGCATTGGCCTCGCGCAGCAACACGGCCTCGAACGCCTCGGCGCCGTCCTTGCCGAGCGGCGGAGCGCACTCTGCCCATACGCGCAGCCGTTCGGCCGTCGCGCGTAGCCTGTTTGCCATTTCCTGCCTATCCATGTCTCGTCTCCAGGTTCTGGAAGAGCATCCGGTTACCAATCCACCGAACGTCCGCCCTGCCGGTGTCTCCGTTGCGATTCTTGGCGACCGCGATCGTGGCCTCGCCCTCGTTGCCCGGGTCGCGCTTGTAGTAGCCAGGCCGGTACACGAACATCACCACGTCGGCGTCCTGCTCGATGGTGCCGGACTCTCGTAGGTTGCCGAGGGTGGGAAGCTTGTTGTCTGTCTTCTCTGCCTCTCGATTGAGCTGGGCCAGAACAAGCAGCGGCACGCGGAACTCTTTCGCGATGGCGCTAAGCTCGTCGCTGATCGCGGCAACCTCGCGCTCGCGGGAGTGGGCATCGGCCGCTGGGCGCACGCGCTGCAGGTAGTCGACCACCACGAGCCCGAGCGGGCCGGCGGCTTTGGCCCCGCGCACCTTGGCCGCGATGTCGAGCACGGTTGACCGC